GCTGCGCCAATCGCTGCTGCGTCGCCGTTTCCGGTAATCGGGATATTGATCCCGCCCAGGTTGATCTGGATCGAACCAGGCCCCATCGCCCCGGCGCCGGCCAGAGTAGCCCCACCACCAATAGCCGTTCCTAGATCTTGGACCGCTCCAGCGATCCTCTGTTCGATCCCATCGAAGGCTTTGCTAAACCCGCTGCCCAGGCCCATGGCCATGTTCTGCCCAATGCCTGCAAATACGGTGGACGGCGAAGCGATCCCCAACAGCCCCTTGATCCAATCCACGAGCCCGGTGAACAGGCTGGAAACATTCGTCGTCAGTGTTACCCACTGTGTTTTAATCCCCTCCCATAGGCCATCCACAATCGCCTTGCCCATGTCCGAAATTGCCCCGGCGGCCAGGGCAATACCCGATGAAAACTGGGTAATCAAATCAATCGCCCCCTGCTGCAGCGCCGGCATACTCACTGCGATAGCCGAGAGGATATCGACCAGCATTTGTTTACCGGCCGCCAGCAGCAGTGGCGCGGATTCTTGCAGCGCCGTTCCCAGCGCCACGATGATCTTTGGAATTTCCGATATCAGGGTTGGAATCGCCTCGATCAACCCGGCAGCCAACGCTACAATAATTTGCAGGGCCGCCCCAACCAGGAGCGGCAGATTTTCGAGAAGCGCGTAGATCACGGTTGGGATAATCCCTAAAATCGTTGGAATCAGAGTCGGCAGCGCCTGGGCAATCCCCAGCGCCAACGCCACGATAATCTGCACCGCCGCGTCGATGAGCATTGGCAAATTCGCCACGATAAAATTGACAATCGTCAGCACCAGTTCGATCACCATCGGCAGCAGCGTTGGCAGTAGCCCGATCACGCTCGTAATAATGCCCTGTAGGATGCCCAGGCCCGCCTGCAGCATCTGTGGCGCCTGCTTCGCCAGGCTGCCAACAATTTCGCCGATCACCCCCCCAATCCCCTCGGCCATCTTGCCGATATCCCCGTCCGACCCTTTGACAACCTCCGCAAACTGCTGCATATAGCCGCCGGCCTCGTCGGCCAGGCTTTGGAACCCTGGCACCAGCGCCGCTGCAATGGTGCCGGCCGTGCCCTGCATTCCGCTTTTCAACGACTCCAGCGTATCCCCGAAGGTTTCCAGGCTGTCAACGTCATCTTCTCCAATCACCGCCCCCATGGTGTTTGCCTCTTCGCTCAGCCTGGCAATTTCTTCGCTGCCGGCCTTGATCAACGGGTTCAGCTCCTGGGCGCTCTTGCCAAACAGATCCATGGCGATAACATCTCGCTCGGTCTCGTTTGTCATATTGCCCAGGGCTGTGATCGCGTCCGAGAAAACCGCTTCGCTGTCACGCAAATTACCGTCAACATCTGTAACGGATACACCTAACTGATCAAAAGCGGCGGCTTGAGGCCCCATATTGATATCGCCATAAGCTCTTCCAGCAGCTTTCAGTTCCTCAAGCTTTTTATTGTATTCATCTGTTCCTTCAGTAAGCCCCGATAATTCTTTTCTTACATTCTCTAATTTTCTGAAGGCTTCATTTGATTTATCGTTGAAATCTCCTGTCTGCTCTACCGCCGCCCCCATCCCCCGGGTCAAACGCGCCATGGCCCCGGTGATCGTCTCCGTAGTTGTGCCGACCTGTTTGGCCACATAATCCAGCTCCTGTAAGCGCGTGGTACTGATTCCGGTTTTGATACTCAGATCCACCAGTTCCCCGGCGCCGGCAGCCGCATCTAATACGAGCTTACCGATCCCGGCGCTCAGCCCGGCCACGGCCGCGGCCAGGCTGAGCACTGCTGTAATTCCGGCCTTCAGAGCCGTTCCCAGCCCGCTGGCAATTCCACCCATCCCCGCCAGCAGCCCGCCGGTAGTTTCGCTTTTCTCCCCCAGGTCGGCGACCGACTCCGACGCATCTTCCGAACCGCTCTGCATCTCAGCCAGGGCGCTTTCTGTGCTGCCCAGCTCGCTTTCCATCTTGCCCAGCGCTTCGGTCTGTTTGTTCAGCTCGATCAGGGCGTTTTGCGCCGCTACACTGTTCTCTCCCTCAGCCTCAACCTGGCGCTCATATTCGACCGTCAGCGCCGCAACTTTCTCTTTTTGTAGGGCAATCTGGTCGGTCAGGCTCTTCGCCCGCTGCTCCAGGCCGTTAGCCGATTTCGTCCAATCCCCCAGGCTGGCTGCGGAAGCCCGGAAGCCCGATTCCAGGACTCTGATATCCCGGTTAATTGCCGATATTCCGGTCTTGAAATCCGTCGTATCTGCCCCAAATCTGGCGCTTAACCGTTTATCTCCAGCCATCGCTCACATCCTCATCATTCGTGTAAGGTATACCGTGTCAACCATTCGGCCAGGCCTGGGCCGGTCTTGCACCAAACACCATGGCCAATCTGTGCCCAATCGCCGCTACTGCTGATCACAAACCATTCCGTATCGTGCACCAGGTCGCCCACATCGCGGTACTGCGCACCAGGGCCGGCCCGCACATTCAACGCCCCGGCCAGCACCCGGATTTTTCCGATCACCGTCGGCCTGCTCTCCGGATCAGGGGGTGGTGGGGGAACCTCTCCCGCCCACACAAACGCCGCAATCGCGCCTCCCCGCTCCGGGCCGCCGTCATGCAGGTACAAATGATCCAGCGACCAGAAGCTCGCAGCCAGACAGCCCCGTTCGACTGCCCTGAGTAGGAATGCCCGGATTTCGTCTCTGTCTGGACCCGGCGAGGCGTAGCCGTCGCCGATGTAGGCCCGTCCTACCGGTGCAAATGGTAGCGCCTTCAGGGCGCTCAATTGCTGCATGCTCCGATCCAGGTCGGACACTGCGTTACCCTTGCCCCAATAGACCTGCGGCATATGCAGATCTGCAATACTCAGGAACTCTGCCCACGGCAACTCCCGGTGCAGCGACGGGAATCGATAACTGCACAGCGCCACCGGAACGTCAATCCGAGCAATCCCAGCCACAAAGCGCTTGGCCCGCTCTACCTGGCCGAAAACCTTGTACTGCGATTCTGCATCAACAATGTATCCGGCTAATTGAAGTTCGTGCACCTGCTTCAACGCAAAAGACGCTTCCTGTTCTGGGGTTGGCCCGTAATTGTATGGCGTACCGTCTTTTTTCAGGTGTACCCCGCCATACACATAATGCCATCCCCAAACGCTAATTCCTGCCGCCCGGAACGCCGCCACCGCTGCCGGCATATCCGAGAAACTCGCGAAGAACTGAGACGCTGCATCTCCGATCTTCAGCGTCACCCAGTTCAAACCCAGCGATTTGCACGCCTGCACGATCGCGCTGATCGAACCATCTTCGCAGTGTTTGCTCTTCCAGATAAATATCCCTTTGCCGTTGATCATAGCCAGTTCACCTCATCGCAATAAGCCGTTTCTGGCTTGCCGCCTGCTGCGCTTTTCTGCTTGCCTATCCGTGCTACAAACGGCAGCAGGCTTTCGATATCTGTTTCGTCAATATCTCTCAGCGACCAGCCAAAGGCTTGCGCCAGTGTGATCTCCAGGTCAATCATCCACACGCTGCCGTCGCTCTCAATTGCCTGCGCCGGGCCGCCGTTCAACGGTCCGGCTTGATAGGGTTTCCCATCGCCTGTTTCGCTTTGCTGATCACGGTTTGCAGCACCGTGATCATCTCTGTGATGTCGGCCCCTTCGTTCAATTCGTCAATCGTGAACTGGTTGCCGAATGTCTCGACCACCAATCCGGCCAACTCATCCAGGCTCTCTTCGCCCAGGTCGTCGACATCAATGCTCTTGCTCAGCCGCACCGCTTTTTTAAGCAACTTCCACGGCACAAAGCCGCGGTTAAACTTCTTTTTGGGCTCGCTGTTTTCGTCATATAGCGTAATCGTCATCATAGTGGGCATAGGTTCGATCTCCGTTGCCTGCGGATACGGCCGAGGAGCAGCCGTACCCGCAGGCTTCTTTTAGGGTAGGGTAGGGTTAGACAGTTGCGAAGTTCACCACACTGCTCAGCGTCTGCCCGTAGATATCGGTTACCGCAATGGTCACCAGGTACGTGCTGCCGCCGGTCAGATCGGTAGTCGGGTCAACCGTCATGATCTTCTTGGTGGTATCCAGGCTGTTGGTGGTCGCCTTCAGCGTCCCATCCGCCAGCGACACGATCACACCGTTGATCGCCGCATTCACCAGGGCATTGTTGAAGGTCAGGGTGATGGTCTTATTGACCGCCACACCGCTGGCGCCATCCGTCGGGTCAGACGAACTCAACGCCAGAGCGCTGGGGGCGCTGCTGGTCGGCGTCTGCACCTGGCTGAACCAGCCCGTCGCGCTAAAGCTGGTCGTGTCGGTGTCGCCGAACACCCGCTTGTAACTCTTGCTCAGCCCGAACTGGTACTTCGTCCCGATCGCATGGTAGATCAGCTTGGTCGTCTTCGGACTGACCTTATCTGCCTTCGTGGCCGCCTCTTCCGCCGGCTTTTCGAAGCGCCCTTTCAAGTACGAGTAGTAGCGATGCCCGCCCCCACTCTTTTCGGCCCGAAACATCAGCGCAAAATAGGGCGGTTCAGCGTTCCCACTGTCGAACACCCGCCCACTCCCGGCGTCGAAAGTCTCGCCGGAAATCTTCGCCAACATTTCGTTCGGCACCCCGGTCAAATCTAATTCAATGACCGTTTCCCCTTCTGCCGACATGACATCGAAGGTCTGGTTATCCGCATATTGCGGTTCGTGCGAAACGCTTGGCTTGTGGCTCGCTTGAGCCGCCGGCGCCAGGTACTCTGGCGTGTCGGCCGTGTACGCTGCTGCGCTGTCGACTGTCACCTCGGCCACATACAGGCTGTCGAGCCCGACCACACTGCGATATTCATTCGCATTTGGATTAATTGGCATACTCTCATCCTCCTTGGGCAGCGCCTAACTGCCCAAATCCCGAACATAATCGAAATCGAACGCAATCCCAAAGTGCCGGCCGTCCGGGTCGTACTCCAATTCGCGTCCGTTGCTAAACATAAACCCGGCTGCCGTCATCGCTCCGATGACGTCTGGCAGCCCTGCCAGGCCGCTGCGGCTGCGGACGGTTACCTGCACCAATTCGTCCCGCAGCGTTTCTTCGTTATCCGCGTGTTGCAGCGGCGACATGTCAATCAACTGGTAAGTGATGTACTGGTCCGGCAGCGCTCCCCCCGGCGTCTCCATCAAATAGGCCTCAGCCGCCAACGGAATGCCCAGGCCGGTTAATGCACTCTGCGTCAACTCCCAGATCGTCGCTGTCATTTGTTCAACCACTCCTGGAAGACTTCTTCCATCGCCGCCTTGGCGGACTCGGCGTCACTACGCAGCGTCCTCCGCATCCACGGTCTCGCCTTGATCCATGGCCGTGACACCCGTCGCCCGGCCGTCTTCCACTCGATCTTTGTCCCCTTCTTCCCGTAGCGCGTGTCATAACGGCGCACATCAGAACGCTCCCGAGTGGTGCCATCCTCATTTTTTCGCTTATATTCTCTCGCTACCTTGCGCCCTCCAAACTCATAAGTTGCTGCCATGCGCGCAATCGGCAGCGGCGAACCGTGCAGTACCCCGATATACACAAAATGCTTATTACCATCTCTCATAACCCGACTGCGATTGATAAACGGAGGGATGCGCCTGCTCCAACTGGCCCGGCGTCTCATACCTTCAACCAGCACATCCGCGCCGGCAGCCAGCGCCTCATCGGCAACCTGGTCAATGTCCTCGCCGGCCTTAACCAGGTCTTCCAGATATTGGTCAAAACCATCCAAAGTTAGTGTCACTTTTGTCGGCATATAATCATCTCCACGTTTTCTCTTCTGTTCCCCCTTCCTTTTAGGGAAGGGGGCTAGGGGGTTAGGTACAGTCTACTGTCTACAGGCTACAGGCTACCGTTATCCACCTGCCATCCGCTTCACCTTCAATTCAATGTACTCGTTGCGTTCCTGGACATTGTCCAGGCTCACAATTTCATACCTCACACCGCCTTTCAACACTGCGCAGGTCTCATCAATGTCGCTGCGCCAGCGGATCCACACCGTCGCCGGCTGGCTGGCCTGGACCGTATTCGCCAACCAGACTTCGCTGCCGTGCAAATTCGCCCACTTCGCCCACACCGTCGCCAGAGTCGTCCACCCCGGCACCTGGAAACCGCCCGTTTCCGTGGAAACGGTTCTCTTTTGGATCGAAATCGATGTGCGCATTTCGCCTGGATTAGTTGGTTTGCCGTTCAGGTTCATGCCGGCCTCTCCAGCAGCGCCCGGAAGTATTTCTCCTCCAGGTCGCTGCTGCTGGTCTGCTGGATTTCGTCATCGTAGGTGATCACCGTCTCAAAACTGCCCGACTGGTCTCCACTCACATTGACCACGCCGATCAACTGCGTGACTTGGTCGCCGCGCCTGGCGCCCGGCAGTGGGATCGCCCCGGCGCTGCTCAGGCCTTCGAAGATCACATACCGCAACGCCAACGCTTCCAATTGCGAAAGCACTGCGCTCAGTCCCCAGGGCAAGGCGCCCTGGCTGCCGATCATGGCCGGGTTTTCGTGCCACAACGTAATCAGGATCCGGGCTGCGCTTTTTGCTGCCGGGTTGACCGTTGAGTCTGCTGCCCAGTCGTGACCGGTGGCCCCTTTGATATAAGCATCAACTGACGGCAGCAGCGCCAGCATCAGCGCATCTGTTGCTTCACAACGTAGTACTTGTGCGGCCTCTGCCGCCGTCAGGATGTTAGCCATAGGTTTAACCGAGCAGGATCGCGATCGCTTCGGTCTTGACAGCCTTCACGCCCCAGGCCAGGCCCACTTCGTAGGCAATCCGGCGGCGCTGGCGATACATCGCCACCTGGAAGCTGATCCCGGTCTGCTCGTCGGTGACAATGGTCACATCGTCAGCCGCGTCGCCGCCTTCCGGCATCGCCGGCACCCGCATCAGCAGATGCAGCGCGCTGCGGCTGAATGCCAGGTTAGCGGTATAGCTGTTGCCGACCGCAACTGGGTCGTTGTTCACCCAGGCAACTTTGTTGCCAGGGAGAGCCAGTACGACATCCTGATCGGCGTCGCCGGCATGCCCGGTTGCCACCACATACTTGTTGGTGTCGCGCCCGGTCTTGGTGTTGGTCAGGATATCTCCAGCAACCATCGTACCGGTACCGGTATCGACATGGATGGTAGTCGAGCCAACCGCATAGCCCGCCGTCAAGTCCACCAGGTAGCCGCTGCCGGTACCCTTGGTGTGGCTCTTGACCTGGGCGCTCTCGCGCACGCCAAAGCCAAACAGATCCAGGAACACGCCCCGCCGTGCCACCTGGTCGCTGCCGGCCTCGTTGGCCTTAGAGAGCTGGCCCAGGGTGCGCAGCTTGGCGCCTGCCGAGGTGTCCAACACCAGTTGCAGATCGTCCATCGGCGCCCCGTTGTCGGCCAAGATCTTGCGCACCTGGGCCGGGTCGCTCAGGTCGCTGGCAAACGGTGTGGTGCCGGCCGTGCCATAAGCCCGGCTGGCGTACACGTACAGCGCCGCCAGGTCGGCTTCGACCTCGTTCACCAGCGTCCGCATCGCCTGCTTGAACTGGTCGAGCAGGATTTTGTTATACAGGCTGCCCAGGCCTTTTTGTTCCTCGCCAGTCCAGTAGAACGTGGAACTGCGCGATTTGCTGATGGTCATGGTGCCGCTGCCCTGGGTCTGATCGCTCGGGTCCGGGCCAGTAGCCGCGGCCGCCACGTCCGCAGCAGCAGCCGCCGGCACAACCGGGTAGCGGATAGTTTGATCCTTGGCGACCATCTCGCCGCTGGCGTCCATCGTCACTGCCGGAATAAACCCGGCCAGCTCACGCAGCACGATATCTTTGGCCTGGTAAATGGTGGGGATAAGGTTGGTTAAAGTGTTAGCCATGAGATTGACCTCCTATTATCAATCGCTGACAGTTCCGCCAGATTTGATGAAGCGTTCCCGCTCGACCAGACTTAACCGGTCATATTCCTGGCGCTTGATGGTGCTCGGCTGCTGCTGCCCAACAGCCTCTGCCTGGGTGGAAGAAACGGGCACGAAGTTCTTCGCAGCATCGTTAGGCCGGTTGGCCTTCTGCATCGCCTCGTACAGTGTTACAGCTTCGGCGTGCTTGTTCTGAGCCTGGTCTAGCGCCGGGCGCAGAGCAATCGCCTGCTGCATGGTTTCTTCCGTTCCGCTGCGAAAGAGCGCGTCAATTTCGGCTGCCACGCGCTGCACATCCGCATCTGCCGCAATCACGGCATCGAAGTACGGTTTCAAGTCAAGCATTGGTAATCTCCTTCTTTCGTAAAACTTTTTTGATTCGGCCTTGCAGTTCCACAGCTTCAGCGCTCAATTGCGTCTCACTGAGGCCCTCAGTATTCCTGAGGCCCTCAGTATCGCTGAGGCACTGCGCCTGGCGTTGGTGTTCATCCTCAACCGGCGTTTCGCTAGATACCACCGGTTGCGGTTCACTCCTAAGTTGGCCCAACTCGGGTTGGGCAGCCAAAACCGCCTGCAGGGCGGCCGGCAAATTGCTGTAATTCAGCGCCTGCACCGCATTCACCAATGCGGCGTTATCTGCCTGCAGCTCAAAGCTCTTGGGCGCCGGCTGGTAAATCTCGTCCACGAAACCCAGGTCAACCGCTCGCTGGGCGTCCATCCAGGTTTCTCCGGTCATCAAATTCGCCAACCGGGCGCGGGACAGTCCGCTCTTGGCCTCGTAGGCATTGATGATGCCTTCCTTCACGGCCAGCAGCGATTGCAGCATCCGTTCCATCGTCTCAATATTTAATTGAGCGATGAAGAAGATAAAGCTCGGATCGTGGATCATAAAGAACCCGGTCGCGTTGATTAGCACCCGGTCACCCGCCATCGCCACCACCGTTGCCGCGCTGGCCGCGATCGAGTCGATCAGCACACTCACCCGCCCCGGGTATTCCCGGATAATCGAGTACATCTTGCTGGCTGCAATCACGTCGCCGCCATAGCTGTTCATTCGGATGGTCACCGGCCCTTCCTTGCCCAGCGCATACAGGTCGCGCTTAAACATCGCCGGCGTAATATCGTCCATCCACCAGCTATATTCGCTGATGTAGCCATCGAAGTTAATCTCAGGCTCGCCGCTGGTGCTCTCGGCCGCATCCACCATTGTCCAGAATGGCTGGTGCGGCTCCGCATTGCCCTCGAAACAGCGGATCGGCGTCTTAGGGGTTTCGCTCATTGGTTCCTCCAATCGGCAGGATATTCCCCGCCATGTAATATTGATCGCCATCCGGGTAGGCCGCCATGTCTTCCTTCTCGCGCGCCTCGTTTGGCGTCATAATGCCGTTCTGGATGCGCACGGCCATCGCATCAGCCCGCGCCTTATTGTCCATTCGCAAGAGCGCCTCGCGGGTGAAGCGGAAATAGGTGCTGGTCTGATCCGCTGCGCTCAGCCAGCGGATCCGCGCCGCTTCCTCCCACGGCACCAAAAAGGCGTCCAGCGTCCCGGTCAGGTACTCCAGGTACATTTGCTCGTTAGAGTTGTACGCCTGCTTGCCTCGGTTCAACATGTGTTCGGCCAGCCCGAAAAAGTTGCAGATGTCCCGGTCGGTGGCGTCGATGCTTTCCAGGAACTGGGCATCCTTAAGCTGGATATTGATCGGCTCAAACTTGGTAACCTTGTTGTCGAAGACGGCCAACCGGTACGCGTTTGCCGTGCCGCTGATGGCTTCTTCGTAGGCCAGCCGCACTTTCCGGCGCGCCTCGGCGTCCAGGTCGCCGTCCATCTGGATATAGGCTGCCGGCATCATCCCCTGGCTGAACATCATGCTCTGCGTTTTGCGCGCCGCCAGGTAGCGCCCGAACGTCTCGCGTGCAAAGGTAATCACGCTGCGCCCGATGAACCCGGTCGAGTCCGGGTTAATCAGCAGATGCAGTATCTCAACTGCCGGGATGTAGGCCGTCTGACCGTTCGCAAACGTATGCTGGTACCACAGGTTGCCTTCCAAATCCAGTACCGGCGCTGTCCGATCTGCCGGCAAGATCAGCAGCTGCCGCGGCCCAATCACCGGACTCCAGATGTAGGCGTTACCGTAAAACAGCAGCCATTCGATCACCGCTTTCTTGAAAATGAACGGCGTCCAACCCCAAATATTCGGGCTAATTTGCAGCAAGTAGGCCATGTTGCGGGTGATCGGGTCCGGCTCCACCTGGCGGATGGTTCCCCGTCCAAATTTCTGAATAACCTTGAACGGCATCTTAGCCACATCATCGCTGATGATGTTCTTGGCCCGGTAAGCCGTTGCGATAGACTGCGACCCAGTCACGGTCACCCGTTCGCCGGCATCGCTGCTATAGCCCCAAGACGGCGCATATTCCGCCCTCGGGCTTTCCTGCGCATCGATCTTTACTTTTGGCGCTCCGCTCAGCAGTTCACGAATGATCATGTTTCGCCTTCACCTTTCCGATTACAAACCCGGCCCCGGCCAGCATCAAGCCGCCAACGATCCAGGTCACAATCACGCTCCATAACGACAGCCCGTACAAAATGCACAGGCATCCCAAAACGACAAGCAAATCTTCCAGGTATTTCGCCAGCCAGTTGGCAGTCCGCTTCATCGTTTGGCCTCCTGGTAGGCTGGGAACACATTCTGCAGCGGCCCCGACATGACTCTCAGCCGCTCCACATGCGGCAGCAAATTGCGACCTTCCTCAATCCATGGTCGTATGTGGTGGTCAAGGGGATAATGCAGACAGGGCGCATCGCCGTTGAATTCGTGGAAATACTTTTTCGGCCCTTGGTACATATCCATGCCGCACAGGATGACCGGATTGCAGCCCACCCACAAAGCGAACCAGGCTGCCGTATTGGAGCTGTAGAACCCGGTCCACACATCCACATCGAAAAGAATATCGGACGTCGGCTCTGGGCTGACTCTCGTCGCCTCGCCACTCAACACCGCCGCCAGCTGCGCTGGGTCAGACTCCGGCTGGTCGTTATAGACTATAAAATCAGGCTTGCACAAATATGCCGCGTGGTAATTCACGGCAATCAAAACGCAGTCCGCCGGCAGCCTGGCCAGGTCATTCGGCAGGCTCGGTCCGCCGCCCAACACTGCCGCCGGGCGCCCGGCAAACCGGTCTTTCATCTCGCTCATCTTCATTTTCATACTGGCGCCCTCTTTTCCAAAACCACGTTCACATTGCCGTCCCTGGTAAATTTCAGGTCCACGATCTCCCATGGCTTCGGCAGGTACGTTTGGTACCGCCGGTAACCCGGGTCGAAATGCTCAAATGTCATCTCATCCACCGGGTTGCAGTGGGTCGGGTCGTGGTAAAACCCGTCCGAGCTTCCATAAGGCGTCTCGATGTCCAGCCGGGCGCCCACTTTCAACACCCGCCAGCACTCGTTCATAAACTCGATGAACGGAAAGCGCGTGCCCTTCTCCGTCACACAGCACGGCGGGATATGCTCCACAATATGCCAGGCTTTGGCCTGCTCAACGCTGTCGCTCTCCACCGGCCAGGGATGCAGGTTCAGGTCATGCACAATATCCACGCCCTCGCGCTTCTGGATATCCATTCCCACCCATCCCAAATCCTTATGCTGCCCGCAGGCAATATCGAGTTTCATCGTCACATACCCCAGTCATCTGAGAGAATAGAAGCGCTCAGATCCACCTTACCGGTATAGAACACTGCCCTGGCCATGGCATCCATCCAGGCCGCAATCGGGTCAATGCGCTTGGTTCGTATCACAGACTTGCCTTTGTGTTCTTTCACCAGCTTCTTTTGTCCGTTACCATTTTGGGCAATGCTGGCGTTGCCGAAAGTCCAACGTGCCACCGCATTGTTTTCGTGCGTGAGCTTTTTCTCTTTCAACAGCCGTTCTGTCTCGTTAAGCGGGTTGGTCAGGCTCATAAACGTCTGCGGCACATCCACGCATTTCAGCCCGTCTTTCTCTAGCTCCTGGATCAGCATGGCCGCAAACGCCCGATCAGCGCATATCTCCAACACTTTGAAAAACTTCTTGATCTCCAGGATCTTCTCTTTCACCACGCCATAATCAATGACGTTGCCCTCGGTTACAATTAGCCCGCCGGCTTTTTCCCATTGATCGTAGGGCACATGGTCACGCTCAATGCGCTCCTGCATATTCTCGCGCGGGATGAATGTCTCCCAGAATACCCGCCAATCCAACTGCGCACCTTGCGGAGGAAACACCACGCAGATAGATGTCAAATCCGTGGTACTGGATAAATCCAACCCCACATAACATTCCTTGCCCATTTGATCGGCCCGGGTCCAAGAACCAACCGTCTGATCGAATAGATCGAGCGGCAGCCAGGTGGTTAGTTTGCTCGTAACCCACTGGTTCAGCCTCAACCAGCGGAATAACCGTTCTTCCGCCGGCTTTACTTTCGCCTTTACTGCTTCCATGCGCAGGTCTTCAACTTTCAACGTATGGCCAAGGCTCGGATTGGCCTTGTACCAGTTCTCTTCGTTGAAAATATCATCGCCCTCGTAATTAAAAATCTTTACGTACCAGGTCGGATCAATCACGTCGCCGGATAATATCCGCATGGCATAATCGTGTTGTTCCCAGCAAATCGAAACCCGGTCTGGATCCTCGCCTGCCGTCGTGATAATCCACCAAATCGGCTGACGCCGGGCCGACCCAGACCCAAATGTCATTACGTCCCACAGTTTTCGGTTTGGTTGCTCGTGTAACTCGTCAAACACACACGCGCTTAAATCAAATCCATGCTTACCCAGCACGTCCGCACTCAAAACCTCATAGGTTGTACCTGTGACCGTATCCTCCATCTTCTTCTGGCTCAAAGTCTTTCGCGTCCGTTTCTTAAGAGCGGGCGCGTCCTTCACCATATCAGCGGCCACGTTGAATACTATGGCGGCCTGTTTACGATTGCTTGCGCAGCTATAAACCTCTCCGCGCTTTTCCCCATCTGCGTACATGTGATAGAGTGCGGCTCCAGCCGCGAGCGCGCTTTTACCATTCTTTTTTGGAATCTCGATGTACACATATCGGTACTGGCGTGATCCATCCTCTTTCAGGGTCCCGTAGACATCCCGAATAACCTCTTTCTCCCAATCCAAGAGCCGGAGCAGTTTTCCAGCAAATTCGCCTTTTGAAAGAGTCAGATGCTCAAAAAACCGGATTGCGCGTTCGGCGTGCGGCTCGCTAAACATTCCACCCCCCACCAGCACCAGAATAAAAAAAGCCACGGCCCAACCCAGACCCCACAGCCTGCGTCCGTTTAGGTTTAAGGCCAACGAATCTCGCATCATGCTGGCCTCCCCTGCATCCCGTCAACCGCCTCATTGAGCATCTGTTCAAAATCATCTGCCGGCGTGGGCTGCTCTTTCTGTTGCGGCGCAGCTCCAGCCCGGGCCCTGGGCGTCAAATACAGACTCTGCCGCATCTGGAGCAGTAGCGTTCGCTTGCGGTCCGCCCGTGCGTCCAGCTTCACAATCGCATCAAAGGCATAAGTGATCTTAGATGCCAGGTTTTCAATGCGCTCGCTGTCGCCGTTTTTTCGCGCCTCCTCAAACATATTTTGCAGCGCACTATATAGAGAGTGCGCCGTGCGCCGCATCCCATCCATCTCGCTGGTCTGCTCCATCAGGATGCAGTAATCCACCAGCAGATCCATGTCGAGCCGGGTCACGATCTCGCCCTCGATGGCGTTATAGACTCCCATAAGCCGCCGCCAGGCCGATGCAGCAACCTCATGCCCATCCAGCCGAGCAGGGGCAGCTTTAGGCAGCAAACGCTCCGGCCGCAAAACAGACTCCTGAGCCTCACGCACAGCCTTTTCGGCTTTCGTCTGATGGTAGGTGAGCAAGGATTTCGGCTTTCGGGGTGCCATATTAACGGGATTCTCCACTGCCGGAATTTTTTTCACGCTGGCC